GCACGCATCAAAGACCGCGACCACGCCACGGTGACGTTGCCGGTTGGCAGCACGCGTGTGCCGCACGGACTTGGACGGAAGGCAATCGGGTGCTCCGTGACCCCGACGACGGCGGACGCGACGTGGGCATGGGCGATGACAGCGGCCGACGACAAGACTGTCACCGTGACGACGGTGGGCGTCACGCAGACGAACGCGATCGTGGAGGTCTGGTAGATGAGCACGCCAAACATGAGCCTCGTGCTGCCCGTCGACCACGGCAGCGCGGATATCTGGGACACCGTTCTCGATGCCATCTTCAACCTGATCGATGCGCACGATCACACGACCGGCAAGGGCGTGAAGATTCCGAGTGCCGCGCTCAACATCAACGCGGATGTGTCGTGGGCGTCGGCGGGCGTGTACTACGCGATCAAAGATGTCTTTGCCGTTGACTTCCAGCCCAGCGCGGCGGCTTCCATGTCGTCGTACGCGGGCGCCATCTTCGTCAACAGCTCTGACAACGAGCTGTACTGGCGCACCGTCGCTGGAACCAACGTCAAGATGACCGCCGGCAACGCGCTCAACGTCGCGGCGTTCACGGGCGGCATCGGCGGTGACTACTCGGCCGTCGGCGCGCTGTTCTCGTTCGACGATGCGACAGATCGCTACCTCGCGCAGCAGCAAGGCTCGCCGCGCCCGTGGGCGGGGATCGCGCTCGGCAATCTTGACATCTACGAGCAGGCTGCGAGTATCTCGAATCGCGTACGGCAGAAGTCGCCAGCCGGACTCGGAGCGTCCTACGACGTGACGTGGCTGGCAGCACTGCCGGCGAGCACTGTTGGGTTGCAGATCAGCAGCACTGGGCAGCTCACTGCCTCCAACACGTTCGCGACGTTAACGTACACGACCGATCTCAAATACAGCACGGTCAAGTTCGCGAACATTCCGCTGATGTTCAACGTCAAGGCGTTGACTAACTGCGCGCAGGATACCCTCGGCAACTTCGCCCGCATCAAGTCGTCAGCGGGCGCTTGGTTCTGGGAATCTTGCGCTCACACGATGTGGGGCATGCTCACGGGCGATCGCCTACAGACCGTCACTGTGACCATGGGCGCCTGCGCGGCCGGAACCTACACGATGAAGTATTACAAGACCGACGGCACGACGATCACGGCGATCGATACGTGGACGTTCGACGGTACGGCGGGCTCGGGAATATTCCCGCATACGATCGCGACACCCGAAGCCATCGCCATTGGCTGGATTCACTGGATCGAAGTGAACGGTCCGAACAACACGCCGGACATCCTCACCGAAGTCCACGTGAGCTGGGATCGGCCCTAATGCCTAGCAAGAGTGCCAAGCAGCACCGTCTGATGGAAGCCGTCGCGCACAATCCGGCGTTCGCAAAGAAGGTCGGCATCCCGCAGCGCGTGGGCAAGGAGTACGCCTCCGCTGACCAGTCGCGCCCGAGCGGCGCTGATCAGGCCCGCAAGCATCACGCTGCCGGACAGCGCATGGCCCAGAGTCGCATGAAGCCGAAGTGACGCTCCGTCCGCAGCCGTACGCGCTGCAGTTCGCTGGCGGGCTCGAAACGAAGCAGGACGCCAAGCAGGTCCCGCCCGTTCGGCTACTCGATCTCCAAAACGCGACGTTCATCAAGCAGACCACGCTCGCCAAGCGCAACGGCTACCGGGCGCTGTTGTCGACCGTGGAGGGTACGCTCGCGTCGGTCACGTCGCCGGTGGGGCTCGCGACACGCGATAGCGAGCTGATCGAGTTCGCTAATGGACACGCGTACAGCCAGATCGAGACCGGGCGCTGGTCGGACACGGGCGGCGTGTCGTCGGTCGTTGCTTCGTCGCAGCCGATCGCGCGTACGGGGACATCACAGTCACTGCCCGAGACCGCGACCAATGGTGGCATCACGGTCGCGGCATGGGAGGACTCGCGCGGCGGCGTGTGGGTCTCGACGATCGACGCCAACGGGCGTGAGATTCTTGCTGCAACGCAGCTAGCAGCGAGCGGAACGCGTCCGCGTTGTGTTCCGGTCGGCAACAACATCGCGGTGCTCTACGTCGTTGCAGCGAGCGGGCAAATCTGGTGCGCCATCGTCAACCCGGTTTCGCCCGGAACGGTGCTGACCGCGCAATTGCTCGTCGAGGATCTGGATCCGTCGAATCCGAGCTACGACGCCGAGCCAACGCTCTACGGCTACAGCACCGACAAGCCGGCGATCCTCGCATGGGCGACCGCGCTGGGCGTCCGCGTCGGCTACGTCCATCCGTCCGGCGTCATCGGCGGACCGCTCAACGGCTTGCCATCGGTGGGCACCTTCACGTCGGCGCTCGCTACTGGCCCCATCGCGGTGTGCTGGTACCTCGCCAATCCGACCCCCGCAGCACCGGTGGCGTGCATCGTCTGGGCGACCGCTGCGAACGTCAAGTTCTGGTTCGTCAACGGCCTCAATCTGGCCGACATCTCCAAGCAGTTCGGCACTGCGGCGACGCAGACAGGAATCCAGCGGATTACCGCTGGATTCGACTCCAGCGGAACGGTGTGGGTTGCCTCCGAGGCGACCGGCGCAGGCGATGCAACGACGAACGTGATCGTGACGGCCAGCGTAACGCAAGCGGGTGCGGTGACAGCGGCTGGCACGATTCGTGGCCATGGCCTCGTCTCGCGCGCGTTCTTCGACAGCGGAGACGTGTACGCGGCCATTGTTCACCCGGCGTTCTACTTCTCGTACGTCGCTATGGTTCGACTATCGGCGGCGGCTGGCGCCGCAGCGCCCAACGCATGTCGCATCCTGTGCGGCCAGTCACCAGGGCTGCCGTCGCGGAACATGGTCGCATCGGTCTCGGCGCTCGGTCTCGGCGCGACGGACTACGCCAGCCGCCGGCACGCTGTGCCGCTGCTCTATCGCATTCAGCTCGGTGCTGATCCGACGACGAATGCGGCGAGCGGCAACTACGGCGAGGTCGGCATCCGGCTCGTGTCACTGGACTTCAGCAATGCCTCCGCGTGGCAGACCGCACAGCTGGGGCGCGGCCTGTATCTCGGATCGGCGTGCATCCAGCACTACGACGGGGCGCGGTGGGCCGAGGCGGACTTTCACTGCGCGCCAGACACGGCGGCAGGCGGACTCGCCGCGCCACTGGTGTCCGAGACCGGCGGCGTCATTCCGCCAGGTACCTACAACTACATCGCCTGTTATGAGGAGATCGACGCCCAGGGCGAACTCCACCAAGGCGCGTGCACGGTACCGCTGACCGTTCAGATCGTCACGACCAATAAGAAGGTTGCGCTCTCCATTCCGACGTATCGTTTGACGTCAAAGCGTAAGGTTCGCATTGGCGTCTACCGATCGCCTGCTGGCCAGACCGGCGCACCCGATCAGATTCCCTACTACCGCGTGTCGTCGCTCGATGCGACGGCCGTCGGCGACAACGGCTACGTGACCAACGATGTCACCGTGGATACCGTGACGTTCTCGGACAACATGACGGATGCGACGCTCACCACGCGCGAGCCGCTCTACACGAATGGCGGCATCCGATCGAACGATCCGGTGGAGTCCGCCGGTGGTGCCATCGTCGCGGGCAAGAACCGATTGTTCTGGCTTGACCCGCACGATCCAAACGTCGTGCATTTCTCGCAGGAGCTTCGAGACGATACTGCCGCCGAGCTCGTCGCGTCGTTGACGCTCCGTCTCGATCCCTACGGCGGAGATGCAGTCGGGCTCGCAGTGATGGATGGCGGCCTGTTCGTCCTGAAGGACACCGCCGTGTACGTGGTCGACGGGCCCGGCCCACTGGCCAACCCCGACGCCGGATCCGATGCGTTCTCGCCAGCGCAGCTCGTGACCAGCGATGTCGGTTGCAAGGCTCCACGGTCGATCGCGCAGACGCCGATCGGCATCGCGTTTCAGTCCGACAAGGGCATCAAGCTGATGGGGCGTGATCGCCAAGTCCAGGACCTCGGATCGGCGGTCTATGCGTTCAATGACCAGACCGTGTCTCGAGCGACGCTACTGCCGGACCGCCACCAGATCGTGTTCCTGACGGCCTCGGGTTCTACGCTGCTCTATGACTACGAGCGCGGCCAGTGGTCCCGTTACACCAACCACGAGGGTGTCGATGCCGTCGTGTGGAATGGCACGTACTGCTACCTGAGGAACGATGGGCGGGTGTTTGTCGAGACACCAGGCGTCTACAAGGACGACAACAGCCACATCCCGATGGTCATCGAGACCGCATGGGTGAAGTTCGGCGCCGGGTACCTCCAGGGCTGGCAGAAGGTGCTCCGGGCGGCGGTGATCGGCGCGTACAAGTCAAGCCATCAGTTGCAGATCCGCTATCGAATCAACTATCAAGAGGCGTATACTACGCTCGCACCGATCAATGTGGACTCTGTCTATGCCCCGTCGCTGTATGGAGCCGGACTCTACGGAGCCGGGGCGTACGGTGGCACGATCGGATCGGACACGGTGTACCAACAGCAAGTTCACCTGAACGTCAGATGCCAAAGCATCAGTTTTCAATTCTCCGATATCGAATCCACGTCGACGTTCGGCGCGGCGTTCGAGCTGTCGGAGTTGTTGCTGATCGGCGGAATGATCGGGACGCGATTCCCGATGGGAGCAAGTAGAAGCCAATGACGAAAATCCAGCACCCCGTTGGAGTCTCGTCATGGGTGACGTTCTCTTCGGCGGGCTAACTGCCTCTACGGACCCATCTGCATACGCGGTTACCAATCCGCAGCAGCAGGCCATCAACGGCATGCTCGGTCAGCACGCCGCGCAGGTCGATCCGATACAGCAGGCGCAGTTCCGTCAGATGCAACTGCAGCAGGCTCAGCAGCTGCAACGCATCGCCTCGGGCCAAGCGCAGGGCGCGGGCGAGCTCGCGGCGCAGCGGCAGGTTCAGAACGCGCTCGCCGCGCAGCAGGCGATGGCACGCATGGCTCGCGGCGGCAACGCGGGCATGGCCCAACTCGGCGCCGCACGCAACGCGGCGAACGTGGGCCTCGCTGGCGCGGGCCTGTCGCAGCAGGCGGCGCTCCAAGACCAGATGAACGCACAGAACGCCCTAACCGGCGCACTCGGCCAGGGTCGCGGTCAGGACATCGGGCTCGCATCGACCAACGCGCAACTCGCTGGCCAGCAGTACGGGAACAATCTCGGTGCGCTCACGTCGCTCAACGGCCAGCAGCTCGGCGCGCAGACGAACGCGATGAACGCCACGCTGGGGCAGCAGGGCATCGCGGGCGGGCTGCTCAACACGGCCGGCACGCTGCTCGCGCACAGCGACGAGAACCTCAAGACCGACATCTCCGACGCAGGCGACGACATCGACGCGATGCTCGACAACCTGCACGCGAAAACCTATCGCTACAAGGACGAGCAGAAGTTCGGCGAGGGGCCTCGCGCCGGGATCATGGCTCAGCATCTCCAGAAGTCGAAGGCCGGATCGGCGCTCGTCGTGAAGACCCCCGACGGCCTCGCGTTCGATGTCAACAAGGCCGTGTCCGCGGCGCTCGCGTCCACGGCCCGCCTCAACGAGCGACTCCGCAAGTTGGAGCAGCGTGGCTGATTTCTCGGCATATCTCGATCCGGCGATCGTGAACTACGTGCAGGGCCAGCCCCTCGGCGTCACGACCGCGGAGTATCCCGTCGGCGGTATCGTCGCGGGCACCGTCGC